ACAGTGGCCACCAGTGAATACTATGCCGCCATGCTGCCCATGCGCTTGATAAGTGAGTATCCACTCATCCCTTGGCGCGGTTGATATGTCTTGCCATTCAGTCATCTTTCTTGTCCATCAGTTGCTTTAGCTTTGCTTTATTCTCATCATTCAGATAGTAGCCGACGCCGCGCCACGTAGTAATCTCAATGCCATATGGTTTCAGCTTATTGCGGATCTTGTGAATCGCTACCTTGCAACGAAGTTGAGAATGAACCTCATTGTTATGTCTTCCAAATTTGCATGTATCGGTTGTGAGCTGGTCTAGATAAGCGTAGTTTGCAATCTTGCGGCTGTAAATGCCCCGCAAGACCATAGCTTCTTGGCGCGTTAAGATGCCCATAAAGGTCGCATCAGTTTGCACCATATCTTCGCGAAGTTGGCGAATTTCCTCCTCCAACTCCTCAATGCGATCCCGCAATTGTTGAATGATTTCAGACATCTAAGCCCTTTGGCATATAGTAGCGGCAGGATGGCGTTTTACTGGGAAATTGTTTGACGGTATCTTTTGTTAACTGGACATATTTGGCGCAGCCACCTTTCCACCGATGGTCACATTTACCGCAGTGGGTGTCAGCTGGTCCTGTCTGGGCAAAGTGGGCCATACCTGCATGTGTAGCCAATTCTTTTGAATCGTGAGCTATGCCGGGATGTATCTTGAGGCGCATTTTTAGCTCCAAGGTTAAAGATGTACCGCCTTGCATCGTTTCACCGAAAGAAGATTCATTAGGAAGGACCGGAACAATGCCTTGTAGCGCCTTTCACGCTCTCCCGTTAACGGTAGCGGATGAGGGAAACAACACCTTCCTAAAACTCTGAAACCTTGGCGCGTTTGCGTTTACCAACGCCCTTTTTTCCAGCAATAGATGCTAGCTCATGGTTAAGCGCAAATGCGCGCTTCTCAGAGGGGACAGACTTGCCGCCCCTGCTAGCGATCTCTTTGCGCCTCTCAGGCGACAAGAGAGCAAAACCGCGCATCTGTTTTTTTACTGGCTCATTCATGTGCAGCCCCTATCGCTTCTATGATTACGGTAAAGGGTGCGCCTTCTGGCACCCATCTAGCCTCTAGCCACTCACAAAGGTTGTCATCTTCAATTATCCCCATCGTGACGAGGATGTCGCTGACTGCCTTTTCAAGATTTCCAATGTCACGCTTACGCTTATCGGGCTTTACTGCCAAGATTGTCAGCTTGTATGCCCCGAAGACCCTTTGGTTCTTCACTTGAGCCTTCAGATCCCACACAGCCTCCTTGCGCCAAGCCGTGTATTGAGGAGACCTGTACACTTTCCCGTCTCTCCCCGCTCTCCACAGGCGGTTCACCGATGGGGGGAAGGGCAGCGTTAGCGTTAGCATTGGGCCTGTGCCTCCGACGCTCCAAAATCTCACTAAGAAGCTTGTAAACCTCTGCCTCAGTAAGAAACATGTTCTTGGCTATTTCAGCCGTGTCCATGCCAGACATCCAAAAAGACTCTATATAGATGTCTGGGCGCAGTTTATACGGGTGGATACCCGTGGGCTGGCTCAAGGCATAGACATACTTGGCAGGAATCCGCTTCCAATGGGAAACAGCCTGCGTGGATATGCCAAGATAATCCGCCAACTTTTTGGCAGAGCCAAAGTGCCGGAACATGTCGTAGAGGGGTGGGTCTCTGTCCATTCGCATGATGGTACAATAAACTCTTCCATATAAAAGTCAACAAAGGGGTTGATTTAATTTTAGGGGGGCGGTACAACGAATCACCCTAATATGGGAGTCACCGATGAACTTAGAGCCGATACAATACCAGCTGGAAGACTATGAGCTACCGGAGCACTGCTTCGCCTCTGGCACGCTTTACATCGAAATATGCGGCATTGATGAGATGCCATATATCTGGGCTTATGAGTTGAAGATCAGGAATGAGGATACAGGGCTTGTCGCTGATTACGACTTCAAGGCTGGCGCTGACTGGAACCATCCAAATGCTGTCATGTTGCAGAAGGATCTGCATAAGGACAGGGCCTTGATGGATGACATATTTGATGACTGTGCCCGAGAAGGCATGTGGAGCTAATAGGAGAAACCAATGAAAAGTTCAGAAACAATAGGCGAGCTTGCGAAGTCACTTGCTGTAGCGCAGGGGCAGATTGAAGATGCGGTAAAGGATACCAAAAACGAGTTCTACAAGTCCAAGTATGCTGACCTGTCGTCAGTTAGGGCTGCCATCCGTAAGCCGTTTGCTGACAACGGGTTATCAGTGGTGCAGTTTCCCCGCACGGTGTCTAATGGCGTAGAGGTAGAGACAGTCCTCCTGCATATCTCCGGGGAGTTTATGTCTGAGGTTCTGTTTATCCCTGTAAAGCTGGAGCCGCATCCTATTGGATCTGGCATTTCCTATGCTCGCCGGTATGCGCTGATGTCTATTGCCAATCTGGCGGCGGATGATGATGACGGCAATGCGGCGCAGGCAGCTAAGGCGGTTGAGGCCCCGAAGCAAGCCGCGCCAAGAAAGCTGGAAATGTCCAAGGAGGAGGTGACAAAACTTGTCACCCTTGCCGCCAGTGCTGCTGAAAAGGGAACCCTAACTCTGACTGAGTTCTGGAAATCCATGACGGCAGAGCAGCGGCTTATCTTCACCCCCGAAGCCCTTAAGGAGCTAAAGGCTACAGCTATCGCTGCGGGAGGCGGCAATGAGTAAGATGTCTGAGCTGGATTTTGAAATCAATAGCGCGCCGACTAGTAGTCAGCAGCGCACTCCCGAATGGTTCAAGCAAAGGCTTGGAAAGGTTACGGCATCCCGTGTTGCGGATGTCGTCGCCAAGATAAAGACTGGGTACAGCACTAGTCGCGCCAACTACATGAGCCAACTGATTTGCGAGAACCTGACAGGGCGAATGGAAGAGTTCTATCAGAGTCCCGCAATGGCATGGGGCACGAAGGTTGAGCCAGAGGCTAGGTCTGTCTATGAGGCAGAGACTGGCAATCTGGTCAATGAAGTGGGGTTCGTGCCCCATGCCGATATTCTTATGGCTGGCGCAAGCCCTGACGGTTTTGTTGGCGCGAATGGGCTCATTGAGATCAAGTGCCCAACAACCCCAACACATATTGAAACTCTGATGACGAAAGCCGTGCCAGCGAAGTACATGGCTCAGATGCAATGGCAGATGGCTTGTACATCGCGCCAGTGGTGTGACTTCATGTCTTATGATCCCCGTATGCCAGAGGGTATGCGCTCTATCATCATCCGGGTGAATCGTGATGACAATGCCATCATGCATCTTGAGGGGGAAGTCTCGCTGTTCATCGAAGAGATGGATGCGAAGATCTTGGCTCTGTTAGATTTCTGCAAACCAAAGGAGAATGCATAATGGCTTACGAACAGCGAGACATGTCTGGTTCACTGTTTCCAAATACCCGGAAGACCAGCGACTCCCATGCAAACGTCACCGGATCTGGAATGATTGGCGGCATTGAGTATTGGATCAGCGCATGGACCAAGACGAAGCAGGATGGTTCCAAGTGGATGAGCTTGTCCTTTAAGGAGAAGAACCCGACTGGTGCTAGCGTCAAGGCTAACTCTTCTGTTGAGCTTGATGGCGACGAGATTCCTTTTTAAGGGAGACGTAAGGTGGCCCCCATTGCACAACTTACTGCTGACGCAGCGCAGTCTATGGATGACTTGCAACGGGGGTATGTCTTGCATCGCCCATTGAATGCCACTGACTTCAATACGGGGCTGCAAGGAGAGTTTGCGTTTGGGCAAATGTTCAATGTTTTCCCAGATACAGACCTCAAGAAAAATGGAGATGGCGGGTTTGATTTCGTCATCCCTCTTTTGTTCAAAATAGACGTAAAAACATCCAAATGGCGTAATGGCGCGTTGGATATGAAGGTTGAAGTCAAAAATGGGAAACCATTAAGGGCTGACATTTATGTCTTTGCCATTATCTCGGAAGACAAATCGAAGTGTGAGTGCGTTGGGTGGCAATGGAGGTCTTATGTTGAAAAGAAACCCCTTACAGACCTTGGGACAGGGGTTATCAATCATCTAGTTCCTCAATCAGAACTGAAGCCTATGTCTGAGCTGTTAAATAGGAAGCTAATGTTTGGAGATAGATGATGGATGTTAACGCGCCAATATCTGAACAATTCCGTGTCATAGCTAAGGAATGGGTTGCTGCCGATGCCGCAGCTAGCTTATTGGAAGAGACCAAGAGTGCTGTCTTGGCTAAAATGATGCAGGCTCAAGGTGATATGCCAGTGAGCAGGGCTGAAATGAATGTGAAGGCATCTTTGCAGTGGCATGAGTTTGTAACTGAAATGGTGAAGGCGCGCGAGAAAGCCGCTTTCATGAAGGTAAAAATGGAATATATCCGGATGAAGTTCAGTGAGTGGCAATCTGAGAATGCTACCCGCAGAGCTGAAATGCGGC